GGATGAGCATCAACCTCGGCTCAGCCGCCGTCGAGGCCATTCGCAACCTGCGGTCCAGCTCGGACTTCCAGCAGGTCAAGCATGGCCTCGTCGAGCAGATGGGCCGGTTTATGAACGCGGCTATCGAGGCCGGGACAGCGGATGCCTGCGGCTATGCCCGGGCGGTCCGCGACCTGGTGATTTGGATCGAGATCGCTGAGGACGTGAACGCGCCGCGCAAACCGAAGCCAACGCCGTCCCTGACGCATGCGGGCAGATTGAATGGCTGAGTCGCAGACCGCTACCGACCCTTACGCGCCGCCGCTCCCAAAGGCGGTGCGTCAGCGCGCGCAGGCGGCTGACAAGCTGCATCGGGAGATCCTGGGTATAGCAGACCCCCCCGAGGAGGGTCAGCCGCCTGCTCCAGGGCCCGCTGAAGGGGGTGAACCGCCGCCGGCGATAAATGACCCCCCAGCGTCTTCCCCCCCTTCACAGCCCCCTGGAGCGCCTCCTGAAGGGGCTCCGAGCGACTGGGAGCATCGTTACCGCTCCCTGCAGGGTAAGTACGACCGCGAAATTCCCCAGATGCGGGCGCAGATTCAGTCCCTGGAGGGGCTGATTGCGACGATGCGGACGGCGCCACCGCCGCCGCAGCTGCCGCCGCCCGAGACTGTGCGCAACATCAACCCGGTGATCCCCGAGGAGGACGTGCAGGCCTACGGCCCTGAGCTCGTCGAGGCGTCGCGCCGCTGGGCGCGCGCCGAGGTGCGGGCCGAGCTCGACCAGCTGCACAGTGAGATCAGCACCCTGCGGCAGGGGCAGACCCGCCAGGAGGCACAGGCATCGACCAACAGGCTGGAAAACGAGCTAAGCCAAGATCCCGATCTGGGTAATGGCGTCTGGCAACGGTTGAACCACGACGCGAACTATATTCAATGGTTACAGGAGGTTGACCCGTTTAGTGGCGTAACGCGTTACGTAATGCTCAATCATGCGTACCAAAACGGCGATGCATCTCGCACCGCCGCGTTTTTCAAGGCGTATCTAAGAGAGCACACCGATAGCTATCGTCCACCCCCGCCGCCGCCCCATACGTACAACAACGGCTACGTGCCGCCTGTTGACGCGGGGCAGCCGCCGAGGCTGGAAGATTTTGCTGCACCGGGCCGTGGAAGTGCGACACCCGGTGGCGGCGCTCCCGAAAGGCGCATCTGGACAAACCGCGACATCACTGCGTTCTACGACGACCGCACGCGTGGGAAGTACCGGGGCCGGGAGGAAGAAGCCGATCGGCTCGAACGGGATATCTTTGCGGCTGCCGTCGAAGGGCGCGTCCACAATGCATAACCTTCGGAGGGCCGCATGGCTATCACACAGGGTACACCATACTCGGGTGTAGCGGCTAACCCTGCATACTCCGGCGCACCTGCTGGTGGCGTGTTCGTGCCGGAAATCTGGGCTGGCAAGCTGATCGAGAAGTTCTACGCAGCGACGGTTCTGAACGCGATTGCGAACACCGACTACGAGGGTGAAATTCGCAATATGGGCGACAAGGTGAAAATCCGCACCAAGCCGACCATTCAGATCCGCGACTACCAGCTTGACATGGCGTTGACGGTGGACCGCCCGTCGGGTTCGACGGTCGAGCTCACCATTGACTATGCCAAGTACTTCAATCTGGTGCTCGACGACATCATGCGGCTGCAGTCCGACATGGAGCTGCTCTCGATGTGGGCGGACGACGCCTCAGAGCAGATGAAGATCACCATCGACACGACGGTGCTAGGGACCCTCGACGCGGGTGTCGACGCCTTCAACAAGGGGGCGACGGCCGGGGCGATCTCGCAGAACATCAACCTCGGGGTCGCCGGCACGCCAATCGCGGTTGACGGCACAAACATCGTCAACGTGATCGTCAACGCCGGGCAGTGCCTCGATGAGTACAACATCCCCGAAACGGGGCGTTGGCTGGTCATCCCGCCGTGGTTCGGGTCGATGGTCAAAAAATCCGAGCTGCGCAACGCGTCGATCTCGGGCGACGGTGTCTCGCTGTCGCGCAACGGCCGGCTGGGCATGATCGACCGGTTCACGCTGTATTCGTCGAACCTGCTGCCTGCCCTGACCGACGGCACCAAGAAGGTGACCCGGGTCTTTGCCGGGCATTCGGCCGGGCTGACCTTTGCGTCGCAGATCAGCAACGTCGAGACCCTGCGTTCCGAGCTGACCTTCGGCAACATCCTGCGTGGTCTGCAGGTGTTCGGCACCAAGGTCATCGATGGTAAGACGCTGGTCGAGATCTACGCTACGCCTGGTACTGGGACGCCCTAACAGGTATATTAGGGGCGTTGCTACGGTAGTAAGTGCCTTGGTCGGCGGTTAGCGTGCGTGCGCCGCCGGCCACTTTTACCGGAGGGCAACATGGCAAAGGGCCGTTACGAGGGCTCGCCAGCCGATAAGCGCGAGGACGCGCGCGGCGCCAAGCGCGTTGGCACAAGCCTTAAAGCCTACGAGCGCAGTGCCGCCGATAAGCGCGAGGATGCGCGCGGCCAGGCCAAGCTCAACAAGACGCGCCGGAAGAAGTAAATGCCGCGCGTACAGCCGCTTGTCGTCAGTTCGCGTTCCGTCGGCACGCTGATTACGGAGGCGCGCCAACTGTTGAACGACACCACGCCGATCAGTGGGGCGCCGAGGTTTTCCGACGACCAGCTCTACAAGGCGCTGAACGAAGGCATTTTGCAGCTTCGCTCGAAGCGGCCGGACGGGTTCCTGTTTTACGGGCTGCGCACCCCCGTGCCGGAGTATTCGGCGTCCGACTCCGCTACGGTTTTTCCGTTCGACGACCAGTTTTATTCGCCGCTCCTGTTCTACGTGGTCGGCCGTTCCGAGCTGGTCGAGGATACTTTCTCGGAGAGTGGCCGGGCGATCACGCTGATGAACAAGTTTGTCTCCATGCTCAACACGTCGCAGGCCTGAGATGGCTGGGTCCCGCACTCCTTCCGTCCCGCGCCGCAACGAGCGGATTGTAAACATCCCGCCGTTTCAGGCGGGGAGCGAGGCGCCGTGCGATCTGCCGTCGTTTCTGACCGAGAACCCGGATCTGGGCCGCCTCTACGACAACGTCATGGCTCAGGTGCCGGGCCTGACCACCGACATGTGCGTGCTGGTGGCGTGGAACACCATCGAGGACTTCTACCAGCGCACGACCTACCGCCGCGAGCACGTCTACTGGCGGATGGACGCGGGGGTGTACTCGCTCAATTTCGACCCGTGGGACCCTGAATGGCGGGTGTTCCGCTTCCTCTGGTATCGCGGTCCCGACAACGTCAAGTTCGAGCCGCCTGGGGTGCTGCGCGACCTCAATGCGACGCCGCCGCCGGCGACGCGCAACGGTGAGGTCCTGCTGGCGCTGAAGCCTAAGAGCATCGCCACGCGGTTGCCCTACGACGTGTGGACGCTGTGGTTCGAGACCCTGCAGGCGGGGATGATGTACCGGCTCTTCCTGCAACCGAAAAAGCCCTATTCCGACATCCAGCTGGCTCGCCTGCACGGCGCGATGTACGTGTCGGGCTGCGCCGGGGCGCGAGCCTTGCGGCAGGCGAACAGCATCACCGACGGTGCGTCGTGGCGGTTTCCGCTCTTTGCGGCTGGCCGCGTCAAGAACTCGTGAGGCTCTAAGATGGCCGACACCGACTACGAGTTCTTTGTCGAGAGCGATACGACCCAGCCGTTTGGGCCGATATCGAAGGAAAATCTCGACATCACCCGGTTGAATTTCGACTTCACCTGCTGGCTGGAAGACCAGGAGGACGCAACGACCGAGCCGATTTCGGCGGTGATCTACCCGGTTATCGGCGTGGAGAGCAATCTCGGCAAGGTGTGGCAGGCGGACTACCCGCTGGACGGTGCCCCGGGGCCGCCCCCGCCGATCAGCGACGATTTTCCGCTCACCGTGCAGTCGGTGGAAATTTCCGAGGGGGCTAAGGAGGTCAATGTCCGGGTCTCGGCGGGGACGCCGGGGCTCACCTACATCGTGTCGGTGGTGGTCAGCTCGGCGACGACAAAGCGGCGCAAGCAGGTAGATGCGCTGGTCTATGTCGAGGACCCGCTCAACCCCAACCTGGTGGCGCTGGCGGCGCCGGACATCACCGATGTGTCGCCGCCGCTGACGATCAGCGGCAGCTATGTGCTGCCGCTGGGGTTTGCCGGCCGGATCTACATCGAGAACAGCTCGGGCGCACCGATCACCCTGACGCTGCCGCCAACCCCCACCGAGTACCAGCGCGTCGCCCCGGTGGACATCAACGGCAACGCCGCGACCTACCCGGTTACTGTCGTCGGGGCGACAGGTGATCTTATTTACGGGGGGTCTTCGTTTGTTATGGACATGAATTACGATGAATTGATCTTTGAATATGATGGTTCTCACTGGATTATTCTGGCGAGTAAGTACGGATTTCTTGGGTGAGGTGAGCGATGGGGCATCGATATCCTTACCAGATCAGTGACCGCCTGCTGGGGTTGCAGCTCAACAACGATTTTGAGCTGTCGAGCGGGGCGGCACCGCCGAACGGCTCGCTGGGTGGCGCGGGCCGGTACAAGTTCTGGATGGACACCAGCGTCAACCCGCCGGCGCTGCGCATCGCGACGGCGGCGCGGGCGGCTGCG